ATTCATCATTGCAAAGTCAGCCATATCTCTAGCATTACTACCTTCTACACGACTCTTGCTTCTGAACATTCTACTTTCCATTATATCACCAATAAAACCATACTGTGACTTTGATTCTTCAGACATTGTATGTCCTCCTTCGATCTCTGACCATTGTTTTGCTGTGTACTTTTGTTCCATAATACTATTTATATCCTAACTCACTTAGTGACTTGCCCCATTTTTCCATTTCAGTTGCAGGAAATCTATGAGCATAATATGTGTAGTCATTTTGCCATACGAAATGATGTTCGGTAATTTTTTGTAAAAACATTTCCCATCGTATCTGAATTGTCCCATCAGGATCTATATATGTTGGCTTATTATTATTGTCTATAATTACATTACCTGGTACACCATCAGCATGAAAAAATATCGGTTCACAGCAATGTATATCTCTTTTGCCATGAAAATCAAAGTATCTTTTGTATAATGCTGTTCTATGTGTAAAACAAATATACCATAAATTATCAACGGTTGTTGTTGGAGTTTTAGCATAGTCGTTAAACATCATACCTTCAACTTTGTCCATAACAATTACACCATCATCAAAACTGTGTACTTTTACAAAACACGGATTGTCCTTTTGAAACCTTTCATAGCGTTCAAAATTAAAAGCATCTGGTGCAGTCTTTTTAATGATGTAGTTACCATCTTCATAGACTTCTCTATTATCTTTTTTGTGTATTAATTTAATTTGTCTAGTTCCTATGAGCTCTGAGCAAGTAGTGATTAAACCACTCGGTATTATGTTCATTTATCTTTAAGATAAATCGATCCCATGTCTCAAATCTAAAACTGTCTGGATCTATAAACATAGGTTTATCTCCTTGCATGATTAAATTGGCATGCTTTGCATCACCGTTAAAGAATATATGTTGATTTGGATCTATATAATCAGACCCTGCAAAGTCAAGAAAGTTTTTTACTGTTTCATTTCTAAACTTAACACACACATTCCATAATTGATCTTTGGTAGCGTATTGATGAAATTCGTCCCATGTATGTCCTTCAATTTTATCCATTACAATAACATCGTCTTCATAACTGTATACTTTTACACACCAAGGATATTCTAGTTGAAAACGCTTGTAAGTTTCAAAGTCAAACGCATTGCGAGATCTAAACTCATTGGGCAAAGTTTTTTTGACTATATAGTTGCCATCTTCATAAACTTCTTCTTTATGTGTTTTTCGTATAAGTTTAATTGGGCGTCCATCTATGTCTAGGAACCAATTTAATTTTATCCCTAGTTGCGACATAGCCTTCACCGCCACGTTCACCGCCTGTTGTAGCAGTAACATCAGCACCTGAGTTATCTAATTGATCAATAAGATCATTTTTCATATTTTGTATTTTAACAACAAGATCCAATATAGCATTAAGACCTTTATCATCTCCTGCCATAAGTTTTGCTTGCTGTCCTTGGCTGACCTTGCTGGTTTTTAGCCAATCATAAAATCCTGTCCTGAGTTGGTCTAACTTACCTGCTTTGGTCATTTGGTTAACATAGTTATAGAGTATTGCATCTTTTCTACTCAGTCCCTGTTCCGGCTTTAACCAATTGTCTATTATTTGTGCGTTCGCATTTGCCGTACTAACTATATCCTGAACTGCACTTGTATCAACTTTGGGTTGATGTGTTACATATGTTTGCCCTAGTACAACTACCGCATTACTATTGATACTCTTTGTGTCTTTGATTGGAGTACCTGTCTTATCTCCAAATGCATCATGGTATGTGTGTACCACTACACCCAATGTACTGCCCGCTATACGCTTGCCTAAAGCACTTGCAGGGTCAACAGTGTATGTAACTTTGTTAGGTGTAAACTGTAAGCCCTCTTGTGAACTTGTTACGGGCTTGCGTGGAGTATACAGTAAGTCACCGTATACATATCCCTTCATGTCAGCTGGTGTGTTTGCTTCTAGTATCTCAAACACTCCTGCCATTTCTCCAGCAAAGTCTTTACGCCAATCTTCGCCTTTGCCTGTATTCATAATAAAGTCTTGTAGTTGTCCACTACTGGTTGTTTTGTTTTTGCCCCAACCATTTTTACCAGTCATTACAAATTGACCGTCTGGTTCTCTTCCCCAAAATATAGTTGGATTGCCGTCCCACTTGATGCTAACATCTTTGGAATCTTGTCCTAGTCGTGTTAGTATCTCTGCGGCTTTGAGTGCGCCTTTGCTACCTTCAAATGTAACTAGGTCTTCTAAATGATTGTACTCTCTACCTTTAGTGGTAGCTTCAGTTAGAAATTGATTTGCTCTCATTACTCAAGCTCTTTCCAATTTGGATCACTACGCAAATCTGCTAGCAATGCATCACCTTTTTCTTTACCCAATGCCGCCACAATAGCTTCGACACTGCCTATATCTTTTCCTGAGGCATTAGGGCCTAATAATGTTCTTGCTATCTCATCGATATTACTAGATATTAAATCAGCTTTCTTACCATTTGCATCTCTGCTAAACAATCCTTGGTAAGGTGACCATAACATGTTTTGGTCCTTTGCTAATTTAGCAAGTGTAATCATTTTGTTTACACCTTTGAATTTGCTACCTTGTGGAATACTGTGAGTATGAAACTTTGCCGCATTCTCTGCATTAGGTACAACCATAATATCTATTTGGTGTGTTTGCCCACCATCGGGTACTTCAACATGTACACTGGTACCACTTTGCCCTGTATTAAATCCTGCTAGGTCAAATACTTGTCTTAGCTTTTTTCTAATAACTGGATCTTTTTGATCTTCCATATTAAAGTGTTGCTTTAGTTGATCCATATCAACTATCATATCTAAGTCACCGCTTATTTTTCCTTTGGTAGGTGTTGCACCACTGCCAATTGGAATAGCCTTGCTTCCTGTCTTAGCAAGCACACTGTTGATTTGTTTCATTAGTGCTGGAATCTTAGCGTGGTCAAAGCTCACACTATCCGGAAAGATATTGCCGCCTTCTTTGAGTTTTGCTAGTAAACTCTTGCCTTTGCGGCGATTTTTGCGACTACCACGCTTTAAACGTTTTTTAGTACCGCTTAGTATTTCTTTGATCTTCATTTACTTTTCCAATACCACGAGCGAACTTTTTAGGATCCTTTGTTCTGATTGCATTTATTAATCGTTTGTTCAAATCCGATGCTGTTTCAACATCGAAGCTTTCGTTTATTAAATTTATCAAATTTATAGCAGTTTGAATAACTTGCTGTCCATTGGACTCAACAACATGCTTAGTGTCACGCTTAGGTGCCATTGCATTTATTTCTTCCAAAATTGATCTTGTTTTACGCTTCATCTTAGTAGTATTTAGTAAATATCATTGCTGGAGCATTGGTGACTAGCACTTATGGCAGTTGCAGGGAGATTATAATGAACATAGGACCCATTAACAATAAGAGCAAAATCATCAATGGCATGCAAACACAAATTACAGGCAAAACACAGGCTCATACTAATGACTCACTTTTTATACACCGTGTTTGTAGTTCAACATAACAAATAATAAAGGATAAGGTACACAGCACCTTTGCTTCAGCAATTTTCTTTTTAAAAATATTCAAAGTTCTGACAATCCTTATGTATACCAATGTTAATAGCACCATTGCGTTGATGGAATCTAGTTGCTGTTTGAGTAAGTGGACTTAGTGTAACATATCGTTCTACCATAGGTTTTTGAGACTTTACTAAATCCAGAGCCTGCATAATAATTTCTCTACCAGCACCTTTATTGTAACTCCATACAGTATAAAATACTGCTACGTCTAAACCCGGAGTACTCATGTCTTTTTCACATTTTGGTACTTCGTCTGTGTATGCTACACAAAGCACTGCATCAATATCTCCGTTGTTATCCAACACAAATACTTCTCTACCGTAAGAAGTACGCCAGTCGGCTTTGATGTGTGGTCTAACTGGATCATTTCGCAAATGTTTTTTAAGTTCTTTTCTAGTTGCTATTCTGATCTTCATTAATCTGCTTTCCTCAATAAGCTCTTTAGTCTATCTGTTGCATCTACTTGTAGACTTGCATCCATATTATTTTCTGTAACACTTACGCCTGCCGGTGCTACACTGCTTTTTGTTTTTAATTTTTGATAAATGCTAGTTGTACTTGTATCTTCTTGTTCGTCCTCGTCTAAGTCTTCAATACGCAAACTATCTATGTTAAATTTAAGATCCAGCTTTTGCCCAACACCACTACTACTTCTGGTTTTCATAAACTGTATCTGCACTCGACCACGCTCACGCATTGCCCTACTGCTAAAAATACCAATCAAATTGTCTGCTGTATTAATCTTACTTATACCACCTGCAATGTGGCTATGATCAAATTCAATCTCATCAACTGCACTACGATTCAACTGCGAAGCAGTAACAAACAATATGCCCAATTCAATTGCTAGATTACGCAATTCTTCACTAACAAATTTGTCTTTAATAAATTGGTCATTTGGATTTACTTTTACTGTAATTGGCATCATAAGATCCAAGTAGTCAACTAATAGTGCATCTACCTTAATGTTGTTTTGTATTTGGAACTCTTTGAGATATGCTCTAATATCATTTACTGTACAACCATTTTTCATTTGTACAATCTGTAAACCGCCTGCCTTTTTACTTGCCATTTTAACACGCAACTCTACATCACTTGCATTTTTCATTACGTCTTTGGTACCCATACCAGTAAGCATAGCATCCAGTCTCATACTACACAGTTCTTCACTAAGTTCTAAACTAATGTATACAACGTTCTTTCCTTGCAATGCCCAGTTCAGTGCCAAGTTTTGCATAAACAAACTCTTACCACTACCACTACCTCCTGCAAAGATATTAAGCTCACCTGTATTAAATCCACCATACAAAAACTTATCAAATGTCATCCAGCCTGTACTGTTTTGACCTCTACTGTCTTTGATTGTTTGTATACGTCCTGCTGGATCTTCCCAATAGTTTGTACCAAAGTCTTTAGCTAATCCAATTTCTGTTGCGGCTTTGATAATACCTTCTACTGTGCCATACTCTTTGTTTTCAAGTTTATCAGCACTTTGTAGTATTGCCGCTTCTAGTGCTTTGTGTCTGCAAAACTGTTCAAAGTTATCCATAAACCAGTTTTTGTGTTCGTCTGTCATTGTTGCTCGAACATCACTTGCGCCAATATTGCCCACTGCATTTACTTGTTCTAGCATGGGGACATCACTATATTCTTCAACATGTTTCTTTATAAAGTCAACAGTATCTCTGAATTGCCTATCAAAGTAACTGCTTTCTAGTATAGCATTACACCGCACAAAAAGATCCTTGTCTGCTAACAAGAAATCAATGTACAGCTTCTGTAGTTCTGTGCTATAATCTTCGCTCATGTTTTTCCTTTACATCTACATTCTGGTAACAGCCAATGCACTGCCGCCATTGCAAGCCACATCCATGTCATCTCACTTAATCCTAACAACATGTTTCCGTGATGCATATCATTGTGCAAATCCAATTGTAAAAAGTATACGCCCAAGCCGGCGAATACAAGTCCTGCTGTCTTATGTGTAAAATTTATCATTACGTTCCTTTATTATACTATCTACATCTTGCTTTTGCAAGTATTTTAATTTTTGTTGCATTTGTTTCTATACTTTCTAACACACTCTTTACAGTAAACAATCTACCATAACGCACGACTGCATCACTGGCATCTTTTATATCATCTTCCCATTCAGGAAAACTTACTGCCCAGCCACGTTTTATCGCTACGTTCACAGTATCCATACCACTTTTATCAAAGTCTGGAAGAAGCACTATTTGTTTATCTAACTCTTCTATTATTTTACATTGTATATTGTTTGGTGTATTACCTGCTAGTGCCACACCTCCCATTTGTAGTGCATCAAACTGTCCTTCAGTTACAATTATAGTATCATGTGTTTTTTGTGCATCTAAGTTGTATACAAAGTTCTTGGGCATATTATTATAATACTTGGGCATTGCATCTGGTCTATTGTCAGGACACCATCTTGCAGTATATCCAACTATGTTACCTTTGTAATAAAAAGGTAGTATTATCCTATTTGCAAAATGCATATGAGGTGACCAGTACCAATGTTCATGAAAGTCCATACCTCTTTTCATAACATATGTACAAGCCAATGCAAGTTTATCTAGTTCTTTTTTATCCAAGTCGTCTATAGGATATTCACCAATACGATAACTGTTTGGTGGAAGCTCTATAGTGGGCCAATCAATTTGTACTTTTTGTTCTTTTGCTTTTTCAATATACTGTCCAGCAATGTCGCCTGCTTCTTCTTCACGCAATAGTTCTAAGTTTACTCTTTGTATATCAGCGGGGTCTGCGCCAAATGTAGTTAATAGTTCTTGCAGTTTACCACCAATACGTCTACTATCACTCCACCCAGTTTTAAATCCACAGTTAAAACAGTTGTATTGGAAATGATCATCCTCAAAACGTATACCGCCTCTGCCACGCTTGTCCGGGCTGTGTCCACGCTTACTGCACATTGGACAATTACCACTGATCCATCCGCTAGGAGTTTGTTTCCAGCCAGCAGGCATTTGCTGGCGAATAAAGTCTAAAACTATCATGTTTATATATTAACTTCTATAGGTAACTTTGTCAAGTGTTCCAGTGTTTCCACTATCAGGCGTATGAACCAATCTAACATATGTATACATTCCATACCAGGTATGATAAGCACTACCTGTTTTACTTGTAACAGTATAGCTTTGTCCTTGGATATCAAACCAATCAGCATTTTGTGGTTGTAAACTTAATGAAGCTTGCATCTTATAATCGCCAGTGTAGTCTGTGAATGCTACAAAAATTGTGTGCAATCCACTTTTGCTATTATTAAGTACAGGGCCATCCATCCTACCGCCAATGAAATCATCTCCGTTGGGTTGGAATACTGTTACTTCTTCGCTCTTTCTAAACTGTGCTAGAGCATCATCTCTTACTTCTAATACAAAAGTAATTCTATGATTTTGATCACTTGCACCTCCGTAAAATCCTGGTGTGCTATCGACTGTATAAGTAACTACGAGATCATAAGTTTTCTCATCAAGAAGAATTGTTTCTTCGTGGTCTAACTTGAGTACAAGATGACCTTTATCGTAATCAGTGGGGATAAGAGTTTTAATCAAAACCTGTGCTTTATTTGTTCTATCAATAATGGTAGCAGTATAGGTTTTATGATGTAGTGATTGTGGTTTGCGATCAGTGTCCTTTGTAAATAAATCAAAGTCGTGATTCAATCCTCTATATACAACCAATGGCTTGTGATTGTCTGGACCGTAGTAGGTCGTACCTCGTCTCTGAGGCACAAGAACTTCTGCTCTTTGGTTATATTGATATACAGTTGCTTGATACATGTGTCTAATCCTTACTACTATTTATTTGACTAAGTATATATGATGAACAACATTCCTAAGAAATATCAGGATCTGCTAGATGAATTTCCATTTCTAACACTTATTAAGTATGGCGGAAATGAATATGTGGGCATTATCCAGAATATGGATAATAACCTAGCTAGTATGTACAATTTTGAAAATATAAAGAATGTAGCTGATAAACGTGAATTTTTAGAAATTGGTGAAGAATGGTGGTGGGGTACCAATAGAATGATACCTATTAACATTATCTTCAAAACAAATTTTGAAAAATTTAGAAGTTGCCTGCTTACATTTAGTATCAAAGATTTTGAAGTACTTCACGGTCCTACAATCAGTTTAAATAACATAATTCAGAAAAGAGTTAAGAGACGTAATATACAATTAGTTCGCAGAATGTAATTGTTCACATAACAAATTCATGTGTACAACTACAACCATTGCGTAACTAATTGCGTGGGCTTTCTTAAAGTAATAAGCCTTGTTATCGTTTAGTGGTTTTGTCCACACTTCTTTCATTATCGTTGGCCACCCTTTGTCCTGTAGATGGCGTTTCGCTGGTCTTATAATCGCCAGTGTCGCGGCTAAATGCTCTACCGAGGTAGGCTTCAATTGTTTTAATAGTTTGTCGTGCCCGCTTAGATGAAACACTTTGTCTGCGAAGTCTTTGTGCTCCAGAAGTTCCCATATTGGTTCCCTTTCCATTAATTCTCTGAGATGATCGTCATCCTTTACATCTTTGTATATGCTAACGTTCAACAGATCCAGTTTAAAGAATCCATGATCGTCAGCTTCAGTATGTTCAACCGTACAGATGTCAGTAAATGGATTACTTGGTACTCTATGAAAATATACACCTGTGTTGTGCTTGCGTTGTTTTAATTTGGCTGGCGTATGTTTGAACAATCCTAAAACTTGTGTTCTATCAGCAAAGTCTATGTCAATATCAGGTAGTCCCATCAATCATCTCCTGTACAAAATTAGCATCATGTGGATTGAGTTGACGCTTCTTACTCCAATAATCTGCATCAAGACACTTTGCAATTCTAGCAACACATTCGCCTGGCATGCTTTCAATAGCACGTTCAGCTCGTCTACTACTTATAATGATCCATGGACTTATCTTGCCCATTTCAACCCAGTCAGCGATTATATACCCGCTAGCTGTTTCCCAAAAATTTTCAAAGTATTCTGTTTGTGCGGCATGTTCTACAAATCTTTCTAATGCACGTTCTACACTTTCACGTTTACAATGATCCTGCACAAACAACAAATACATTTTATCAGTGGGCCAATCTTTTAGTTTGACTTTGTTTTTTATTAACCAACGTGTAAACTGCTCTTGGTCAATTACTTTGGTGTTCAAACAATATGCACCAAACTTTACAAAAGCTGTATAATATTGACTGTCCACAAAGTCTTTATACTCTTTGGGCTTGCTTTGCATTTCAATTCTATAAAATAAATCATAGCTACTAAACCCAACCAAGACATCTTGATTATCTTTTGCTTGCCAGCGTCTTTTCTTTTCACAACTGTGGGCTAGTAGAGTGCTTTCTTTTTGAAAACTCTTCTTACAATATTCACAAGTAAATTTGCCTTTTGTCACTTGTATGCTTCCTAGTTGTGTTACCAATTGTTCTGCTGTGGTCATTTTTTAAACAGCTCTTTGATTTGTTTCTTATCCATACCCATTTCTTCAGCTAGGTCTTTAAAAACTTGGACATCATTTGTACTTACCATTAGTTCTAGTTCATCGTCATTGTATATTGGATACAGTTCTTGTAACCATTTAATAAGTTTACCTTGCTTACCTTTTTTCTGTTTACTAGGTGGTATCCAAGGATGGAACTGTGTACTACCTAACCCAACACACTGTAACAACTTATGTTGCAGTTGAGGGTCACGTCTTAGTATGTTATAGTGTCTATTAACCAATTCATTTGTTAGTGCCAAGTAATGATACTCTATATCAGGATTCTTAGTTTGCACTGCACTGGTGTAACGCATTAGTATAAAGATGCCAACTTTCTTTTGTTCTTCTTCAGTCAAGCTATCCCACCAACCTCTATCACGTTGGTCTATTGCTCGCATCTCTTCTTTTATGCTCAGTTTATCTACCAAAACCCAAGTACCCTTCCGTTACCTATTATTATAAAGCCACATGTACAAATATGCAAGACAATCCAGAACGTTCTGAACCATAATGCCTTGTGTACATCATCTTGTGTGATAGGTAGAAACTCTGGCTTGTCGTCATCGTCTAGTCCGACAGGCATGCCAACAGTTCTACTCCATAATTTTAACCAACGTCTTTGTCCACTCATCCGAATAAAAATCCGCTCCAAAAGCTGAGTATCCAAATAACTGGTGTTAGCTGTATTAGTGCATTCACAGCCGTTTCTATATGATCTACCATAAATCCTCCGTGTTTAATACATCTGGTATTTTGTTTGTTTCTTTAACAAAGAATATACAATCACTGTTGGGTTTATCTGTAAGTGGAACAGTAAGTATATGTCCAAATTTAAGTTTAGGAAAATACCATTTTACTTCTTGATAAATGTTTATAATTTCTATCTCAGTGAACGATGGAAGAAACCCAGTAAGTGGATTAAAAACAAAGGCTTTAAATCCTCTGTCATTTAAACTTGTTACTGGTAATACTTCAGGGTCACCTACTGTAGGATCACAAACAATAAGACTCCAATCTAACGGAACCTTAACTTGATATCGTCCTACTTGCAACACAGCCGCAGGACTACTAAAACTTTCTAAAAAGACCAAAGGTACAAAAATATAATCCGCTTCCTTAGGATTGCTATAGTCTAATACACAATATCTGATATCTTCTATTTCTTCGGGCACCATATCCAAATCATATGATTGGTTTTCTACAGTTAATATCTTCGTCATTTATAATCTACCTTCTCAATATGAAAGGGATACTTGGCTTCTCGATAAAATTTCTTTCGCTCAGTCAAATGTCTCTTACTAAATTTTGCACTACTGGTTATATCCCATATTTGTACATGGTCTTTATCCTGTGCTTTTCTTATTCCTCTTCCTATACTTTGTATAACTCTGACAAAACTTTTGCCAGGCTCAAGAAGCACAAGATTAAATATGCGAGGAATGTTAATACCGACAGCCGCAACTCCGTATGTTGCCACAATGATTTTATTGTTTGTATCGCTGATTTCGTCATACTCTTCTTTTCTATTTTTACTTTTCATACTACCGCTTACAAACACAGTATCTTCACCTAAACGTTCTACAAGTCCTTCGCCTGCCTTAATACGGTCCACTAATACAAGTGTATTACCACTTTCGCTGAAACGTTGTATAATAGTTGCCATATAATCTAAACGTTCTTTATTCGTAGTTAGATATGTTAGTTCGCTTTGATAATCTCTATATGCTACATCTTCTTGTAACTGGATAACGTTTACATCACAGTTTGCAAGTACACCCATGTCTTGTAGTTCATGTGCTGATAGTGCATTTACAACTTCACCTAAACTTATCTCTAAACTTAAACGTTCGTGATCTGCTTTGGGTATTGTACCTGTTAGCCCCCAACGAATTGGAATATTGCTGAATGCACCAGTTAGCAGTTTCTTTAATACGTCTGCTTTAGCTTGGTGTACTTCATCAACCATAACACATACAACACCCTCCGCAAAATCGTGTAACCCACTGTCGCTCAGTCCGTCTCTGAATCTTTTCTCTAGAACATTTAAACTCTGCCAAGTACATATGGTATGAGTTTTACCCAACTCTTTTCTATCACCAAAATAGACTCCTACATCAAGTCCCAAATTTACATAATCAGTCTCAGTTTGCGTTACCAAGTCTTTATTGGGTACTATGACTATCGTTCGACCATAGGGTTCACACTTGTAACTCAGTGCCGCGGTAATAAGTGTTTTACCTGCACCAGTTGCTATTTCTTGTAAACAGTGTGGCGTTTCCAAGAATTGATTTATAACTGAAACTTGATAGTCACGCAATACTATAGGTTCACCAGCGGCTGGATGTTTTTTGGGCCAGACCCTGTCTCGGAACAAATCTTCAGTTACTAAACCAAATTGAAAACTATGTGGTTCTCTTTCGTCCTCTATATCAATATGATATCCTTCTTCTTCGAGTACGGGGAGGATATGAGGCAAACAATTTACAAATGTCGTGCCACCCATGGTAAAAAATCCTACACATCCGTCCCATCTTCCTAGCTTGTATGCAGGAACATGATAGGCGTAGGGCAAAAAGAACTTTAACTTCTTTTCGAGTTTACGACGAGTAGTCAAGGCCAAACCTTCAAACTTACAGTTGACCTCGTCTTTGAGAATCAGTTTTGTTTTCATGTAATTATAATACGTTCAATTTTTGCGTTTGTCAATAGCGAGGTAAACTAGCTTTTGCTTGAAGATCGTTGGCGTGATTTTCCATTCGTTGCAATCGCATCTGTAGTTCGCCAATCTCTTCTTTTAACTTTTCGATTTCTTGGTCTTTTATTTTTAGTTCTGCTAGTCCTCGGTACCCATACTCTGTATAACCATCTTCCATATTTTTATCCGCTTACATAAGGTTTGCCATCTTTAAATTTGGCATAAAAGTTTTTCTGTGAATGAATTTTTCCAAGTAGTTCTTGTATCTCATCCATTTCTGCCTTGAGTTGAGGAGAAGTTTCTCCTTGTGCAATAGCAATCCCTCTGCGTCCTGCTTTTGCTCTTAATGCTATTTCTATAATTTCTATATCTCTTATTGATAGTTTAAATGTTGTATTTGCTTTAACCAATTATCTTTCCCTATAATCATAAATCAAGTTTGCACTAAGGCACATCCTAGTACTGTCTGTGGTATTTTGCTCAACACCATGTTCCAACCAACTTGGAAATAACAAAAGTTTTCTTTCCTCTGGCTGTATTTTATATCTACTGCCCAAAAATTCTGTTGTGGCTGTAATCTTTGCTGGTGTAGGACTCATTACATAAAAATGTCCATCTTCGCCATTGGTTGAAAGATAGTATGCAATGCTAATACTACTAGATCCGTGTGAATGCTGTTCTGCATAGTCACCTTTATAGTATCTGGTTATCCAACTCTGTCTAAAAAAATTACCAAATGCTTGTCCAGTGTGTTGACAATAAGCACCGCAATGGTGTCCAAGTTCTTCGTTGAATTCTGTTAATTCATATTCGCTTATAACATCACCGTGGAAGTCTGGGTCACCATGTCGTAAACTAACATTCATGTCATGAGCTTTATTGGATAAAGGAACCTTTCCCCATTGCATATCTTTAATTTTTTCTAAAGTTTTGTTATGAGTTTCTTCACTCATGTATCCAATATAAACAGGTGTGGGAAATAATTCTACAGTTTCTCCTAATTGCATATCTCTACTTTCATTACTACTTATAAAAAGAAGGGACTAGTAAGAGTTCTTACTAGCCCCCAAGTCCTAACTGGTGTGAGTGAGAGTGACGCAGACAGAGGAGTACACCAGTTAGTGTTTAAATGTCCTTTTATTGTAAGTGAGAATGGACATTTAAATTCTTTAGCCCCGTTTCATACAAGTGGACTCTGCATAACTCTTCCACTTTGAAGCATTCATTTTCTTAAGGTCGGCAATTTTGAGTACCATTCTCAAACTCATCTCCCTAAGTTTATTCTTGTTAGTGTA